AACAAGGCTTCCGGCCAGTCCCTCATACAGGACTTGAAGCTTAACAAGCTGCCGGTATTGCCTTTCCAGCCTGATCGTGATAAGCTAGCCCGCGCTCATGCAGTTACAGGCATTATCGAGCGGCAGCGCGTTTGGATACCTCTCAAGAAGAAGTACGCCGCCGAACTGCTGCAAGAAGCCTTGGAATTCCCCAAGGGCGCCCATGACGACTCTGTCGACGCCATGGTCATGGCGCTCCTCTACTTGCGTCGTCGTTATGAACTGACCCAAGAGACCGTCAGCAAGCCCGACCGGGTAAGCCGGCGCAAGCCCTTCCGTAGCTACTGGAGCCAAGTGACCAATGTCCGATAACCCGATCCTCGCCGACGACAACCCCGAACTCGAATTCGAGTTCTCGGAGGAAACCCTCCTTGTCATTCCCGAAGAGGAAGTGTTCGAGGTCGACATGTCCTTCGGCGCCAACCTCGTTCCTATGCTGGACCAAGCCATCGTCGACGACATCGGCTCTGCCCGTCAGGACGTCCATACTTCCTTCAAGAACTCCCGTCAACAGTGGGAAGAGAAGATCAAGAAGGGCATCCAGTGGCTTGGCCTGAACACCGAGGGCGAGGGCAACACCGACGTCGATGGGGCCTGCACTGCCGTCCATCCCCTCCTCATCGAGAACGTGGTCAAGTTCCAAGCCAAGGCCATCCAAGAACTTTGGCCCGCGCGCGGCCCTGTCCGTACCCGCATTCTGGGCTACACCGACCCGGCCCGTGAACAGGCTGCCGCCCGCGTCAAGTCCTACATGAATCACCAACTCGTGGATCAGGTGGCTGGCTTCTACTCCGATCTGGAGCGCAACCTGTTCCGCGTCGGCTTCATGGGCGTCGGCATCCGCAAGGCTGGCTGGAACGCCGTCACCAACACGCCTGACCCGGCCGTCGTTTACGCCGAAAACTTCTATATCGATCCGGCCGCGACCCACCTCAAGGACGCCGAAGAGTACATCGAGGTGATGGAACTGTCGCCTCGCAAGATGAAGAACCTCGTGGACAGCGGGACCTTCATCAAGCCAGACGAAAACGACTCCGAAGAAACCCTTGAGCCCAACGAGATCACCGAGGCCATCGCCCGTGCCCAAGGCTTTGATTTGTCCCTCGAACGTAAGGGCTTCACGGTAGGCGAGGCCCACTGCTACCTCGACCTCGAAGGTGCCGATCCCTTCCTGCCCGAGGGCGGCTCTGCCCCCTACATCGTCCACTTCAACACCAAGACTGGCAACGTCTACTCCATCAAGCGCAACTGGCGTGAAGGCGATGCCGCCCTCCAGAAGCGCATCTGGTACACGGTCGATCACTGCATCCCGGCCTTCGGCTTCTGGTCCCTTGGCTACGTCCACCTGATCGGCGACCTCGCAGCTTCCGCCACCGTGGCCCTGCGCTCGCTGGTCGATGCAGGTCAGTTTGCCAACTGGCAGGCGGGCTTCAAGTCCCAAGATGCCAAGTTCTCCGACAGCGACACCCCGCTGGGCTTCGGCGAATGGCGCGACGTGAACTTGTCGCCCGAGGAACTGAGGAACGCTTTCGTGCCGCTGCCGGCCAAGGAGCCCTCTCAGACCCTGTTCACGCTGCTCAAGTTCATGGTGGACAGTGGCCAGAAGTTTGCCGATGCTGCCGACGAAGTAGTGGCCGGCGCTTCCAACTACGGCCCTGTCGCCACCACGCTGGCCCTCCTTGAGACGTCGCAACGCTTCTACTCCTCGATCCACAAGCGCCTCCACCAGAGCCAGGGCGAGTTCCTGAAGCTGATTGGGGAACTGAACTTCGAGAACCTGCCGGACGTTGTCAACTTCGTCGTCAACTCCGAGAACCAGTTCGTTCGGCGCACGGACTTCGACCCGTCCATCGTCGACGTGCTGCCGGCCTCCGACCCCAATGCCATGACGGAGTCGCAGCGGGTTGCTCGGGCCCAAGTCGAACTGGAGATGGCTGCCCGCTTCCCGCAACTCCACGACATGCGTGAGGCGCTGCGCCGTTTCTACTATGCGATGGGCACCGAGAACATCGACAAGCTTCTGGTCGATCCGGCTGCCAACGCCATCAGTGCCGACCCGCTGACCGAGATCCAAGCTGCCATGGCGGGTAAGCCTATCAAGGCGCAACTGGGCCAGAACCACGCGGCTCACATTGCGGTGAAGGAAGCCTTCATCAAGTCGCCTCAGATGCAGGGCACTAACGACCCGACGGTCGCTGTTGGTCTCCAGCTTCTGAACGCCAACATCGCCGAACACAAGGTTCTGATCTTCGTGGCGCAGGCTGCCATGCTGGCCCAGCAGATGGGTATGCCCATCGAGGACCCGAACGTGCAGGCTCAGATCGCCACTCAGATGCTGATGGTCTCGGCAGCCTCTGGCATGGGTGGCGCAGGCCCGTCCGTCGAGCAGCAGATGGTCCAACTGAACCAGCAGGAGCTTCAGCTTTCGGCGGCCCGCATCCAGTCGCAGGATGTTCGCGAGGCGGCCAAGATTGCGCTCAAGAACCGCGAACTGGATCTGAAGGAAGCCTCCATGCTGCTCGACTCGGAGGACAAGAGCAAGAAGAACCAGATCGCAGCTTCTGGAAAAATACTTGATAGTTCGGCCAAACTAGCGGATCTTCAAGCTGCGACCCTTGCTCAAAGGGCCAATACAGGAACCGTATGAGACTACTCTCTGAGTACGTAGCAGAAGTTCAGAAGCGTGTTGACCGGGAGAAGGATGCCTTAGCCCGGGGTGCCGCCAAGTCCTACGACGAATATGCGAGGGCTTGCGGCACCATACACGGTCTAGGTCTTGCCGTGACTATCCTCAAAGACCTCTTCGAACAAACTCCTATAGAAGAAAGGGACTGATGATTACCGCTCGCGCGCCCATGGATGGGGCGATTACCAACGACCAGTGGGTCTCCCAGGAAGAAATTCCTGATCCGAGCCCGCTGCCTAGGATTCCCGGCGTGGGGATTCTTGTCCGGCCCGTGCCCATTCGGCGCAAAACCGCTGGCGGAATCCTGCTTCCCGACACGTTCCGAGAAGACCGGGAATACCTCAACACGGTAGGCCGCGTTCTCGCCCTTGGCGAACTGGCATTCGTGGACGAAGACATCTACCGGAATGGCCCGTGGGTCAAGCCCGGTGACTACATCGTCTACGCCAAGTTCGCCGGCCAGAAAATCTGGTGGAAGGGCGTGAAGCTCCTCCTCGTCAAGGCGTCCTCCATCGAACTCGTGGTCGACAAGCCCGAGTACCTCGACGCCAATTTCAAGGAATAAACTCCCATGAGTGAAGGTGGTTACAAGGAACTTGACCTCGATAACCCGGGCAAGGCTTCCGACTCCGATACCGCGTCTGACATCGAGATCGTCCACGAGGGCCTCGAAACTCCTGAGACTGAGATTGTAGAGGAGCCAGTCGCGCCCGTCAAGGCTAAGGCTCCCGAGCCTGAACCAGAAGACGAAGACGACGATGCCGCACCTGAAGCCCCCTCTGGCGAACGCTCTAAGAAGCTGACCCGGAGCCAGCGGCTCAAGGCCCAACGGGACGCTTATGCCCGACAACTGGCAGACGCGCAAGCCCAACTCGCCGAAGCCCAGACACGGGCCAAGAAGTTCGAACAGGATGCCAACGACGGCGCCGCCATCGGCTTCGACCTGTACGCCAAGAGCATCGACGCTTCCATCCAAGCCCTGCGCCGCGACTTCGACGCAGCTTTCGATGCTGGTGACCGCGAGAAGATCTTCGAGGTCCAGCAGAAGATGGCGACCCTCGCTGCCGAGAAGCAGCAGATCGAGAGGGACCGGCGCGCCATCCCTACGAAGCCGACTCAGCAATCTGGGTCGGACACCCCGCAGCAGACACAGCCTAGCCAGCCGGCTCGCAAGGCTCCCTCCCCCGGGGCCGTCGAGTGGTACGAGCGCAACAAGACGTGGTTCAACAAGGACCCCATCCTGACTGCCGGCGCCCGGATCATCGACCAGCAAATGGTTGCGGACGGCTACCAGCCTGACGACCCGGACTACTTCGAGGAACTGGACAAGCGCCTCAAGGCCGAGTTCCCGGCCAAGCTGGGCGTCAAGCCGGCTCGCCAGCCCGCCACTAACCCGACCATCCAGAACCGGTCGGCCCCCGCTGCTACCCCGGGCAAGATCCGGGTCACCATCACCCAAGCTGACCGCGACATGGCCAACCATCTGGGCATCAGCGTGGAAGACTACGCACGTGAAAAGGCCCGTGCCGAGCGTGCTGCCCAGACCACCAGCCAGTATACGGAGATTCTGTAATGCCTGCCAAGCGCAACCTCGCCGGCAACGCCGTTGACGAGCCTCTTGAAAATTCCTTGG